TTGCTCTTTCCATACACCAGGCTTCGTTTCCACCGTTTCAGCATAACCAATTACTCCGTACCATTTCGCCATTTTGAATTTCTCCTTTGCTAATTATTTATTTTAACCAGCAGCTGCAGCTGTCGTTTTCAACTCCAGAGCAATTGCAGAGTAAGGTCTAATCAAAGCACCAGAACAACGAGTCTCAATCAGGTACTTCTGAGCATTGTAATCGATGTCGAAATCATCAAACATATTAACAGCTCCGCCCTTATCAGCTCCAACGTTATAATCTGCAAGATTTACGATCAATCCCATAAGATTAAGAGTATTGCCCTCGGAATCGGTTCTTGTAAGCCCTTCCATTACCGGAACTGTTACTATTTCTTTAACGCGAAGAGCTGTAGCCAACTTAGCAATGGAATCATAAATTACACGACCCGTAGTATCTTCCATCAGAAGGCAATCAGTAAGTACATCTTCTGTGGTATACAGAGTAGGCTCGCCGGAACCCTTGTAATTCTTTCTGGCTTTAATGGCGGCACGAATAAATGCCTTAGCTTTCTGCTCAGAAGTAGCATTTGAAGAAACTTCAACCGGAGTCTTAATGGTATACAGATCATCATCCTTCCAAATAGGACGAATGTTCTGCTCGTTGATCTTGTCATCAGAAGAGCTAAGACGACCGTCACCGACAAGAATGGCTCTGGCAATTTCCTCATCAAGCATCATACGCATTTCGGATTTGATCCAAGCAACAACATCGAAATCAGTAATATCAACTACATCATCACGGTCCAGCTTCTGCTTTTTATAGATAGTGGTCGGAGTAGTAGTACGCTTCAGCAGAGTGAATACTTCATTCTTCTTTAGATTACCCTTGATGTAACCTTTAGCCCTGGCTTCATCCTCTGTAATATCAGCCAGAACAGACTTGATACGGGAGAAGGGAGTGTGATGAACAGAGTTCATAACCTTCTGAACCCATCCCATATCCCTCTGAATGAACTGAGGGGTATTTGTAACTGTTTTTGCATCCGGGAACAGATAGTCAATATTCTCGATACCATGTGCGAGAACACTGTCTTTAAGACTTCCGTAACGTTTAGCGTCAGCGAAGATGGTTTCCAGGTCGGAATGACTAAGAACATCATTCTTAGCGTCTTCATTATCAAACACATTATGCTTCATAGTTTTATTTCCTCCTTTAGAATCGTCATTATCGTTGTTATCTTCGGACTCTTCTTTTTCTTCAAGAGCCTGTCCGATCAATGCATAAACTACCGTTTTCTGTTTTTCGGTAAGAGTGTTGAAGACGTCGGCAATGGTTTCCTCGTCTTCAGATTTTTCATCAACTGGTTTATCTTTCTTTTCGTCGGCATGATATAAAGAAATATCTTCGCCGGTATAGATAATAGCTTCATCATCAGACTCTTCGCCATGTCTTATGACAGTATCAATAAATGCCCCGGGATTTGCTCCTGCTAAAACAAGACTAACCTCACGAATATCTCCATGTATAACATTAGAGCCCTGCTGCTTCAACCGATTTGCATAAATGGAAAGAGCTGATACATCCCCATGCTCAACTAAAAGCTTGGCGTTTTTCCCGGATTCTGTTTCATTGAATTTGCAATACGCATAGACACCCTCATCGCAGTTCTCAAGCAGAGCATGTCCAAGAACGTTAAGAGGATCATTGTGCTGGTGATTCCATACAAGAGGAACCGTCTGCCCGTCATTATGCTTAAATGCGTCTTTCATGATGGTTCTTCCATCCGAGCATTTGAGATTGTTACGGGTAGCCCAGCCGCTGAAATCATATGTCTTCATTTTGAATTTTCCTCCTTCGATTTATTATTTGCTTTCTCGATCTTTTCTCCAATCGCATCATTTGATAGGTCGGTTTGATTATCCATAGGTTGTCTTAGATTCTTATTCCTGAGTTCGTCTGCTTTCGGGTCATCCGACGGCTTCATTCCAACGATCTGTCTGATTTCGTTCGACGTCATTATCTCGTTTCGAGTAAACTTGTCAGCAATTTCAGAAATTTCGTTAATTGGAACAAGCTTGAACGGATCTCTGAAGAATAAAATCGACTGTAATTGTGATCGAGCAGTTTTAGTTAGAAATTTTCGTTTCATTTCGTCAACAATAGCTGAGAGAATAGGTTCAATTGTTCGATTGTAATAATTGAGCATTGTTTTATCGTCAGCAGTACCATCTAATATACTCTGAGTGATTCCTAACTGGCTGTATAGCATGCTCGTTAGGTATTCAATCTGTTTCATTAGATTGTTTTCTACTGGACGATTCAACTGCGTAATACGCTCTGTACCATCAGTATAAGCAATACCATATTTTGAACCTGCTAATTGGTCTACTATATCTTGACGCCGTTTTTCAGCTTGTTGACGCCTTGCCTCAGTCTTAATAATATATGGCAATTGAATAATCAAATCCAACTTACCAGAACTGCTTTGTTCGTCTACAACATCCAAAAGGTTAAGTTTACGAATAAGTCGCTGCATAGTTGAATTTGGTTCATTAATAACAGCGTATAGAGGATTTTCTACAATACCAACCGTACTCTTCGGTAACACAATATCCTCTTTACGACCTGTTTTCTCATTATAAACACGAACCTTAACATGACTCGGATACCATTCCAAAATTTTTCCGGTTCGCATTGAGAGAATATCATAAGAACCAGTAATTTCGGGATTAAAAGTTGTGTCAACTGGAACAATAGCAACACATCCTTCATCCAACATTGACATAACTATGTCCTGAATAAAGGCTCTTCCAGTTTGATCAATGTTAGCTTCAACGGTGAGACAGTTGTTTAACCCCGAATCGATGACAGATAAGAAACGATTGTTTTTGTCAAGTCTTACATGCTGAATGCTAACTGAAGAAGCGTCTAAAGCAATCCGATTGTATACTGAAGTTACTATCGAACGCTCATTTCCGCGTGTTAGTCTCGGTCTATCCGGACGATAAGTATAGCTAGCTCCAACATCTTTGTAATAATCGGTGGGGTCTTTGTTGAAAAAAGCATTCCATGCATGTTTTAATCTGGAAGTAAATGAAATCTCCATTTTGAATTACCACCCCCCTTTTTTTTCTAACTAGGTTTCTTAATTTTTGGAGTAGTTAAAGATTTTTCTCGGTCAAAAATAATAATTGGTGATGAAGAAATCTTTGCTAATCGATCACCATCATCAATTACCATGTTATACCCATCTTTTTTAAGCTGGTTAAAATATGCCTCTCGAAGCTCAGGCTTTGCAACCAAAAGGTAGCTAAATCGTCTATAAGCTCGATTTATGTCTTTCGGATCTGTTAGATTTTCAAGACGCTTTTTAGGTATAAACAGTAAAGGAGCTGCTTTCTTAAATGTGGCAAGAGCTTGTTTATCCTTACTCATTAACTTGACAAACTCATCCACTCTTTTCTTCTCTCCTGGCGAAACTAAAATATCTTTTACTTTGTATTCGAGATTAACATACGAATTCTTTCCAAAAAGAGAAGCATATCTTTGATAAGTCTCTATATCTTCTTTTTTAAAAGCGGCATATGCGTGACCTGTTAAACCCAATTCTTTTGAAGCCCATCCTTTTGGAACGACACGATTCACGACTGTGCCTTTCTTAAGAACAATATCATCTGAATGAAAGTTTGACTTTTCTCGCAATCTTCTCTTTCCTTCAGGAGTTAAGGATCCGTCTTTGTTCTGATATCTTCTAACACCCCATTTCATTCCAAGAATACCGTAATGATAAAGTTCGTTAAGTGTAGGAGGTGATAAATAGTGCCACATTATATATCCTCCTTTATTAAAAATTTACTTTATTTGATACTCATCTTTATCTGCCAACCACGAATCAATCAACCCAATAATACTCATCTTTAGACAACCATATAATATCCTCGACTTTTTCGGGAAGAATCCGTGAACCCCAAGATTTGAATCGGGCTTCATTCATTTCTCGTTCCTGTCTGATATTATAAGCTTTGGTTGCTAATGCCCATGTCGCAACTGGAGCCGTCAATACTGCCATTTTAATACCTTTTTGTATAACATCTTCTTTCGTTAACAATGTTTTTGTGTTAACACCTTTCTTTATTTTTCCAGTTTCGTCATAGTTTTTTGAAGCCGATTTTGCAAGAGCATCATTAATGGCAACTTTTGTCGCTGTTTTTCTAGCAATTTTTATAAGTTCTTTAGCAATCTGACCGCGACTCATGTTTTTATATTCGGAAATTTTTCCAGTCATCATATCGAAGAATAATTTCCCAGCAAGCATTCCTGCAGCAGTCTTTCCAGCTCTAACCGCAAGAGGTTGATTACGGTATTTCATACGTTTTACGTCACTTATAGATCGTCTATTTGCTGCTGGAGTGTCATACCTTTTAATAATTTTTGTAAGTTTATCTCGATAAGCTTTTTCGTCTTCTCTTGCTTTTTCAATCTTCTGACCTAATTTTCTAACCCCATATCTGATTTTTCCGGCGGCAGTTAGAGTTCCGTCTTTGTTCTGAAACCTTCTAACACCCCATTTCATTCCGAGAATACCGTAATGATAAAGTTCGTTAGGCGTTGGAGGTGGTAAATATCGCCACATCTAATCTCACCTCTTTTTTTTACTCAAAAGCATCTTTATTAGCTTTATAAGCGATATAGGCGTCCATCATAGCGGCCACAGCGTCGATCTTCTGCTCGTATCGTCTTTTAAGCAATTTACGATTTCCGTTGGTGTCTTCAAGAGTTATACAGTTACCCATAGCAAAAGACATGAGTTCTTCATCAAATAAAAGCATCCGCTCCTCAGAAAGTTTCTTTAACTCTCCTAGAGGAACAGACTCCGTTTTTGCACCCTGTATAACTTTTACGATACCAAATGGACCGTTTTCCGATTCCCAACGCTCTACAAATTCCTTTGCGTTATATGGATCATAACCAAAACATCTAACGTCATATCCACATTCTGTGATATGGTTATCAAGATCATCATAAACCTCCATCATATCCAGAACAGTTCCTTCTAACACAATCAAACTACCCTCCGCCATAAACTGATCATACTTAACCCGCATAGCGGCAGGTAGTTTCATTAATGTGGTCGAAGTTATGTAGTTTCGAGTTTTTACACCGAAGCACCCATTAGCTAAAGGAAATAAAAATGTAAATGAACAGAAATCATCTCCTTGAGAAAGGTCTGCTCCAAGAGCGCAAGGCATTTGCCAATAATCTCTCTTTCTATGAGGTAGTGTTTCCTCATAAGTAAAGTAGTAAGTATATCCCTCCATAGGAAGACCAAAACGTTTTGCTAAAATATCATTCCTTGCGGCCGGAGCTTTTTCTGCTCTTTCAACATCCAGCTGATATGTTTCATAGCTAACGGTCTTTCCTAAATTCGGATTAGCCTTCAGCCACATTTGGGGATCAGAGACTTCATCGATCGAATCGAGTTTATACCACCAAATAGAAACATGGGGATTAATGTAGTCTCCTTTGAGAATGTCCATCAACTCCATTTTGATTGTGTCACCGCTACCATTACGAATCGTACCCTCTGAACTAGTCGCAATGATTAGATAATCATTAACTTTAGAAGCACCCTGCTCGATGGCTCCAACGACGTCCTCTCGAATATCTCCCGAAAGCCATTCATCAATAGTTGCCACTTTAGGTCGGAGACCTTGAAGTTTGACAATAGACATCGGTCGTATTTCTAGTAAAGAACCGGTAAGGAAATTTTCAATACCTTTCTTTGTGGAGGCTAATTTTACACGATTGGCTTTTGAACCAGTTGTGTTTTGTAAAGAACCTTCGGTTAGAAATTTAAACAGAGGACCTCTTGATCGAGTTATAGCTGTACGAATAGGACCCATCACTTCATCTGCTTGTTTCATTGTTGGGGCAGTTGTGATCTGATGAGTCGTTGTAGTATCTACATTTAAGAAATACGCTTGAATACAGGAAGCATACAGAGATTTAGCAGCTCCTCTTCCAACGATGAGATATTGTTTATTAATTAGGCGTTTCTTGATAATCTTCTTTACGTAGCGTCCACCATAACCATCCGGGTTTGGTTCATAAACGCTTCTTTCAACAAAGTAATACCAACCAAAAAGTTGTTCGCCCCATAACTTAAAAGTATCTAACAAGTGTAAGTCTCCGCCATCGGTTAAGGTTAATTCAGATTCACAAAATCTAATCCAACCTTCGACTGCTTCGTCATCATAGTAAACTCCGGGATTAGCAATGAGATCGTCTATACGGTTCATCTCCATTGAAACTTCTTTGCATACCGGAATTTCTCCTCGAATTACGGCATCTCTAAACATGCCGTAGTATTTTGGAACGGCTGTGTTTGATAATGCCATTTTGAATTCTCCTATCCCTTAAGTTCTTTAATGGCTAACGCTATAGACAACGCAGATCCCGTTAAAGTAAGCGTAGTTCCAGCAACATCTAATGTTTTTTTGACAAATTCTCGCCCTTTCGATGTATTTTCGGATTCGAATAAATTAGCATACTGTCTCTCTAAAAGTTCACGATTGATGCGGTCACGCAATTCTTTATCCGTCATTTTAGATAGTTCCATTTTTGTGGTTTTCAGACGAGTTTCTTTTTCTATATTTTGTAATTGTGTAACTAGATTAGAACTTGCATCGGTTATTTTTTTTTTGCGTTCTATGTCTTCTTTAACCCACCGGTTCGGATCTGGTTTACTGGTATCTATCCTAGAATTTTTTTTTTTAGATAGATTAGTTTGAATATCTCGTTCATAACGTTTTTTACCAGCTGGCGTAAGAGTTCCGTCTTTATTCTGGTAACGTCTTACCCCCCATTTCATTCCGAGAATACCGTAGTGTATAAGTTCATTTTTGTTCGGACCTACGTCATCTAGCGAAAGCTCCATATCAAATGAACCCATTCTTTTTACAAACTCTTCATAATCAGACATAATTACCTCTCTCCTTTATCCAGCATCCATATGAATAACGAACATTTCTCGTTCTGCGTCCCACGCCAGCTTGGTATATGTCATTTTAGTAGGAGCTAATATAGCCTCTTGGTTACTTCGTGTATTGACTATCTTATCTCCGTTTGACGTACGTCCATCTGCTAAAATTCCAGGTGTATTTTTACAATTTATTACCATATATGTATTATAAGTTTTGGCTGCGTGCGGATTTACTTTACGCCACGTGTCTATCGCAAACGTTGGTGATGTAGACGTAGAATATATTCTGTTCTCGGAAAAACTTTTACCTTTAAAATTTTTATCGAACGAATCGAAAATTTTAGACAGTTCTGATTCTCCCATTTTGTCTAGTTTTTTACCAAGACCTTCTGTTGAAAATTTTAAGGTTGTAGATCGGTATACCGTCAGATTGTTAACTCTATTTTTACTTATACTATCTTTGAGTTTCTGGGCTTCATCGGCTATATGGGATGGCTCTCCCGTAGCAAGATAACTATTTATAGTTCTAGAATATACAGCGGCATCTGTGTATTTTTTCATACGAGCTATGTCTGTTTTATTAAGATTTTCATACACTGCATTTTTATGAGATACTATACCTGTTTTATCAATTATAGAAAGTAATTTTGGGTCCGAGGTTAAAACACCAGTTTTTTTAGTTTGTTCTTCTATCATACGTGCAATGTTTTTATCGGTTTGATTTTCCTTTGTGAATGCTCTCTTTATGGCGTACTTATATTCTCTAGGTTTTAACCTGTTACCAATACTATACCTAGTCTCTCTTATTTTAGATTTAAGGGCTGATTCTGCTCCGAGAATTCTACCATGGTACTGTCCATCCCTTTGTCTTTTTTTACCTAATGCAGTTAGAGTTCCGTCTTTATTCTGGTAACGACGAACGCCCCATTTCATTCCTAAGACACCGTAGTGTTTAAGATAATCGTAGTGGTTTAGATAATCGTAGTGGCTTAGATAATCACTCATCGTTCTCCTCCTCTCCCGAAATTGAGATCCTCCATTCTAATTCTGAAATAGTACGATTGTATGATTCCATTACAGCAGAGCTAAGTGGCGGATCGAACATTAATTTTACCTTAAGATACATATAAGTTTTTATGTGTTCTAATTTATTAGAGGTTGTAAAGTCTTCCCACTTATCAGACTTCCCGGATATGGTAAAACCTTCGGAGGGACCAACACCAATTTGGGTTAGAATTGCAAATACAGAATTGATGTGCATAATAAGGTCCGCATCGAAGTGTGTATACTCTTCCGCAATTCCAAGCATTTTTTTAACTGATGTTAGTATACTCTCCATGGCGTTTCTCCTTTACTTCTGAATTGTAATAAAATTTTTCATACAAAATCCTTCAATTCCGGCAGATGTAAAAACTTTATAGAATTCTTCTGTTGATTCATTTTCGTCAATCATGAGTTCCGTTTGACAATCAACTTCACAAATAATAGTGGCATCAGTTCTAGGTTTCTCTCGAACATTTAGTTTTTTACAATTTGTCACAAACCCAATTTTCACATCTTCAAAATTTTGAGACTCTTCGTGTTCCTCGATTTGATAGTCATCTTTAAGAAGATCATCCTGATACATTTTTGCTTTCCTCCTTTTATTCATGTCTCCATGGACATGTATCGTTTTTAGTTCGTTCTATCGGTGCTAGAATTAATAAACTTTCATCGCCATAGTGTATTGCATTGTGGGTTGAGTGTGTAGTAGAGATTAAGTATTCTGGGTCTAACAAAAATTCACTTTGTTCAACAATGTCCCTTGGCAGAATGGGATTCATGTGATGGATATAAATCTTTCCTCGAATCTCATAACCTTCGAGACCGAGATCACAACCATTGTCCCTTACAATTACAAAATCTCGAATAGCTTTCCATTCGGGCGACTTATAAAAGTTCTGATTTATGTATCTATCAAACCCAAATGTCTCTTCGCCAACGGTTCCGTTAAGTTTTAAATATCGGTATCGTTCCTCAAAAGTGTTCAACTTGGATAACTCTGAATAAGTTCTAATCATGACTACCGTAACCTAACCTATAAATTATATGTTCGAACCGCTGATGAGTGCGTTTCTACCATTGGGTCAATAACTCTAATTGGGGACATATTTTCTATCATATTCGTCATCCTTTCGATTTTTTTGTATAAAAAAGAAGCCCTACGTGAGCTTCTTACCTCTTAAAACGGGTATTTTGCGTTGAGTTGGTCAGCTGTAATCCGCATAAAAACTTCTTCATAAATATCAACCTCCTGACAATATTATACATCAAGAGGAAATATTTATGTAAGGGCAAACTTCTCACATACAACTTTACCATCAACAGATTTTTCCGTCAAAATCCGCTTTGTATGTTGTCCACTCATCCCATTGCAAAGGCTGTCCGCTCTGGTACGCTGCCAGTATCTCCTCGTCGCTGCGGGCGCAGGAGGAGATGCGGAGGTCGTCAATAAGAGTATTCACATTATCATAAGGATCATCAGGACAGCATCCAATTGAAATTACAGTATCAGCAAAACTTGACGGTAAACTTGGATTAGCGATGCTATCCACCTTTACCCCGTCAATAAACAAAGCCATTTCAGTAGCAGACCATTTAGCCGCAAAATAATGCCATCCTACAGAAGGTTTGGCCACAAAAATATTTTGAGCCGTACCCGCATCATTGCATATTCCAAAAACTATCTTTCCGATATGTGGGATATATGCAAGCCCATATATTCCAGCATTAACTCCACGATCAATACTCCAAATCCTACGCCAAAATGGTATTCCAGGTTGCCAGAACTGAGGCACATACACCCAGCACTCAATTGTCCCCTCCTGCGGGTTCAGTACCCCTGCTGTGGGTATGGTCAGGGTTTCGGCTGCCCTTGTGCCGTCCGTGAAGGATGTGTGGTAGGGCTTTTTCTCTGCTTGAACGGCATCGAAATATGCGAAGTTTTCAGCACTACTATTGATGATAAAGCAATATGCTGTACAGTCTGATGTAGCTATTTCTCCGGCTACAAAAAGTCTTTCCCATT